AACAGGATTCGATTTAAATATCGATGATATTATTGAAGAGGCATACGAAAGATGTGGTATGCGAACTAATAGCGGAAATGACCTACGTAGTGCAAGAAGAAGTTTAAATCTTTTATTTTCTGAATGGGGTAATAGAGGAGTCCATCTTTGGAAAGTAGAATTAAATGAAATTGCTCTTGTTGCAGGAACTGCAACATACAGTGTGGATGCACAAGTAAATGATGTTTTAGAAGCTTATATATCAACTACAAATGCAGCTGGTAATACGGCATCAACTAACGATATCTCTTTAACAAAAATTGATAGATCTGCATATGCAGCTTTACCAAATAAATTACAAACTGGACAGCCATCTCAATATTTTGTAGATAGACAAACAACACCGACCATTAATTTATATTTAGCTCCTGATGCAAATACTTTTACAACTTTAAAATTTTATACGATAAATAGAATTGAAGATGCGGGTGCATATACAAATCAAGCAGATGTTGCTTACAGATTTTTACCGTGTATGTGTTCAGGTCTTGCATATTATTTATCTATTAAAAGAGCACCTAACAAAATTCAAATTCTTAAACAATTATACGAGGATGAATTATTAAGAGCTTTAAATGAAGATGGTCAAAGAGCTTCTGTTTATATTTCTCCTCAAACTTATTTTGGAGATGGAGTATAATGTCTTACGCAACTGGTAAAAGATCAAAAGCAATATCTGATAGATCTGGGATGGCATTTCCTTACAAGGAAATGGTTAAAGAATGGAACGGTTCTTTTGTACATATATCCGAGTTTGAACCTAAACATCCTCAATTAGATCCTCCATATCATAAGGCAGACGCTATTGCGTTAAAAAACGCAAGAGTAATGAAATTTCAACAACCAACACAAGAATTTGCAAATGATAATACTATTTCAGATTCAGGAGGTATTCATGTTGGTGTTGCTAATTTATCTTTACCTGGAGATTTTGCATTCAACACTCAAGAATTTTTAGTAACGACTAACGGAGTTACAACTACAATAAGAAGCATGAAACCAGAAGATCCATCATTACAAAATAGAAGAAGAGAACTTATTTCATTATTAGGTTCTGTGGAAGTGAGTATAACTTAATGGCAATAACTCATTCAAATTTTTTAACTCAAGTAAGAAACTATACTGAAGTTGATGCTAATGTATTAAGTAACACAATTATTCAAGATTTTATTAGAAACGTAGAATTAGATATAGCAGGTAAAGTTGATTATGATGATTTAAGAAAATATGCAACATCTAATTTTACAGTGGGTAACAGATATGTTTCTTTACCATCTGATGCTTTAATTATAAGGTCAGTACAAATTATTAGTTCAAATGTTAGAACTTTTTTAGAAAAAAGAGATACGAGTTTTATATCTGAGTTTCACCCTAATGATACTGTAACAGGTACTCCTAAATATTATGCTAATTGGGAAGACAATGTACAAACTGGAAATATAATTTTAGTTGCTCCTACTCCATCCGCAGCAGATACGGTGCAAATAAATTATATTAAAGATCCACCTAATTTTACTAGCACTAACAATACTTATTTATCAAATCATCAAGAATCAATGTTATTAAATGGAGTCTTAACAGAAGCTTTTAGATTTTTAAAAGGACCCGACAATCTATACAATCTCTATTTAACAAAGTATACTGAAGAAGTACAGAATTTTGCCCTACAACAAATGGGTAGAAGAAGACGTGCGGAGTATGATGATGGTGTACCAAGACTGGTCGTGCCATCTCCTTCTCCAAACCAATAATTAATTAAAGGAGGCCAATTATGGCAATAACAACAAACGCAATTTGTGATTCTTTTAAAAAAGAGTTACTACAAGGTAAACATGATTTTGATACATCGTCTGATACTTATAAATTAGCGATGTATGGAACACCAGCAACTTTAGGAAAATCTACTACAAACTATACTACTTCTGGAGAAGTATCTTCACCTTCTGGTTATTCAGCAGGTGGAAAAGCTTTAGTAAATCAAGGTGTAAAAGTTTCTTCATCGGTAGCGATTACAGATTTTGCTGATTTATCTTTTGTAGGTGTTACTCTTACTGCAAGAGGAGCATTAATTTATAATACAACAACTGATGGTGGATCAAACACTACAGATGCTGTGGCAGTTTTAGATTTTGGTGCAGAAAAAACTGCAACTTCTGGAACATTTACAATTCAATTTCCAGCGTTCACAACTTCTGCTGCAATTTTAAGACTAGCATAAGGAATAAAATGATATGGCTACTGGATGGGGACGTAAGACATGGGGAGCATCCGAATGGGGAGATCTTTCTGACGAAATAGTTTCTGTCAGTGGCATATCATTAACATCATCAATAGGTTCTGAATCTGTTACAGCAAATGCTGACGTTTCAGTATCTGGAATTCAATTTACATCTTCTCAAGGCACTGCTGTTGGAGGCACCTCTGTTTTAGTACAAGTTACTGGTAGTTTGGAATCAATGGCTGTCGGTAATACAGTAATTGGTATAGGTGTTCCTGTAACAGGAATTTCTGCAACCTCTAATATTGGTGCAGCTACAGTTGATGAATCTGAATTAACAGGTATTGGTTGGGGTAGACGAACTTGGGGTAACCTTGCTTGGGGTGGTGCTTTTTCTGTTATAGCAACAGGTCAATCTTTAACGTCTTCAATAGGATCCGCTATTGGTAAAACTGACGTTACTGTCTCTGTTACAAGTGCAGGTCAATTAACATCTACCTTTGGAAGTTTTTCTTTAAAAATTGATCAAGATATAACTGTCTTTGCTGCTGAAGATCAACTTGATTTTACAATAGGTTCATTAAGTTTTGATGCAGATGCTAATGTTACTGTTACGAGTGCAGGATCATTAACTAGCTCAATAGGCACAACTGTTGCTGGTTTAAAAACTCCTGTTGATGTAACTGGTATTCAAAGCACTTTTAGTTTAGGAAGTTTTAGTTTAATTCAAACAACTACAGAACAACCTACTGGCATACAAGTTACTATGTCTTTAGGTCAACATGCTGAGATACCTGGTCAAATTATAGGAGTTTCAGGTTTACAATTAAGTGGATCTATGGGTCAAGTTTCTGTTGAAGCTACAGCAGGAATTGACGTATCAGGTATACAAATGACTGCATCTGTTGGAAGTCCAAATATTACAGCGTGGGCTGAGATAAATCCTGGTGTATCAAATACTTGGACACCAGTTGATTTGGCTGCTTGATTAATGTAAAATATAAATATTTAGGAGATAAAATTATATGACATCTAGTTATTCTACAGATCTTAAACTCGAATTAATGGTAACTGGTGAAAATGCTGGTACTTGGGGTGATAAGACAAATACAAATTTAAATTTAGTACAACAAGCAATTGCTGGTTTTGAACAAGTAACACTTTCATCAGGAGGAACTGTTGCACTTGTAATGTCAGATGGAGCTTTATCGAATGCAAGAAATTTAGTAATTAAATTTGCTACTGCATCAATTGCTGCTAGCACTGTTTGTACTATTCCAGATTCAATAGAAAAATTTTATATTTTTGATTGCTCAGGATTAACTAACCCATCCAACCTAACTATTAAAACTGCATCAGGTACTGGATTTACTCCTGACGCTGCAAAAATATATGCTGCTTATGCTGATGGAACAAATTTAAATGAAGTGTCTTTAGATACTTTAGGTGGAACAATAGGAACTGCACAAGTAGCTGATGATGCAATCACTAATGCTAAAATTGCTGACGATGCAATTAGAGCAGCACAAATTTCTGATAACGCAGTTGTAACTGCTGCAATTAATAATGATGCTGTTACAGTTGATAAAATGGCAGATGATGCTGTAGGTGCTGACCAACTTATTAACACTGCTGTCACTGCAGGATCTTATACTCTTGCTTCAATAACAGTCGATGCTCAAGGAAGATTGACTGCAGCATCTAGCGGATCAGCAGGTGGTAACTTATATCAAATTAAAAGATTAATTAATGGACCTGCATCAGGAACTTATACTACTGGTTCTAATTCTTCTAAGTTAAATATTTTTATGTGGGGAGCTGGCGGAGGAGCAGGTAAAAGAAGAAACAACAATGATGGTCAACCTGGTGGTAATGCAAATTTTGGTTATAAAGCTGCAGTGCCAGTTTCAGCAAGTACAGGACTTCCTTTTGTAGTAGGAGGAGGTGGATCTGGTGGAATGGGACAAAATTCTTTTCAAGGTGGTAATGCTGGTAACGTTACCAACTTTGCAGGACTTCAAGCAAATGCTGGAGCTGGTGGTGGTACTGGTAATCAAAATAGTCCTGGAGCAGACGGAACATTATCTTTTACAAATGAATTTGAAGGAGTTCCAAGAAGATTTTGGAACGTAGGTCCTACAAGTGATCACATGTCTAGTGGATCTGATCAAGTAAATGGAGGTTTTGGTTTAAAAGGTGAAGCACAAAATGCTCCTGGTTTCTTTCTAGTAAATCCTGGAGAAAGCGGAAACCCTGGCGGTTTGTTAATTTGGGAAGATGATGACAGTTAGGAAAAATTATGGCTAAATATTTTATTTTTAGAAATACATCAGAAACAGAAAATGTTCATGCAATAGCAGAAAGCGATGCAGAAAAAAATTCTTTTTTTTGGTTAGATAATTCATTAAAAGTTTTAGAAGTTTCAGATACAGATTTTGATAAAGTGCAAACTGCCAAAGCTGATGCTACTTGTGATAGCAGTAATAATATTATTGTTACTGACCACGATTCACTAAGTTGTGATAAAGCTGCATTAGACGCACATATACCTCACTTAATAGAGAGAATAGAGCAGTATGTTTTATATAACGAAACTCATTCTATGTGGGAGGGTTGGAATAATTATTATAATTATCTTAAAAATTTAGATACATCTTCTTTAACTTATCCAATGATAACATGGGAAGACTACTGTAAAACAAACTCAATACATTTTAAAAGTATATTGCAATTACCATAAATAGTATTACTATTTATACATGTTAGAAAATTGCATAGAATTTCAAGCACCCAAGTATTACATTGATTTAAAAGAAGATTTACCACAACCGATAAAATTTAATTTACCTGATTGGTATAAAAAATTAGTCCACAACAGAGATAACTTGACTGTAAAAGGATGTAGACCATTTTTTGAAACTCTTACAAGTGGTTATTTATTACGTTTACCAGCTGATTATAAAGTTAAATTTAATAAGTTTAGAGGCGATACTGATGTGCAAGTTCAAGGTATTCATAACACCAAGAAACACGTTGATCCTAACTTAAATGTCAATGTTCAAGAACAACATGATAAATTACAACTTGAAGGTTCACCGCTAATTAAAAAAAATTTAGATAAACATATTCAAAAATTTATAAATCCATGGATAATTAAAACACCACCAGGATATTCATGTCTATTCGTACCCCCTTTTAATAATGCAGATGATAGATTTTCTATTATTCCCGGTATTGTCCATACAGATAAATATCACTCAGAAATAAACTTTCCATTTACAATAAATGGTGATAAGTATCCTTGCATAGAAGATACATTTGAAAAAGGGACTCCTTACGTACAAGTAATACCTTTTAAGAGAAGCAGTTGGAAAATGAAAATAAGTTCAAAAGATAGTAATCATTTTTATAAATGGGGTGTTCAACACGTGCTTAAATTAGTGCATCTTTTGAAATCTAAGTGGTGGAGTCAAACATCATGGAAGTAAAAGATTTAATAAGAATAAGAGATGATATTTTACCTAAACAAATTTTAGATAATTTTACTAGAGTAATTAAAAATGAAAAAATTTTTAAATTACAAGCAGCGACTATAATTAGAGATAAGGGAACAGTTGATAAAAAAGTAAGAGATACACAATGTATGCATTTTACAAACAATTCAGATTCTGGATGTGTTACTCATTGGTCAAATTTATTATATTGTTTTTTTAATAATCGTATTAAAGAATATCCAAGTTTAATAAAAATGCAATTATTTGAACACCCAACAATACAAGATATTCAATTACTAAAATATGAAAAAGATGGATTTTACAATTGGCATGTTGATCATGGTGGTTCTATACCTAGAACTTTAAGTTTAATTTTTTTAGTCAATGATGATTATGAAGGTGGTGAATTATGTTTTATGAATCCTGATGGAACAGATCCAATAAAAATACCAGTTAAAAAAAACAGATTAATAATATGGCCTTCAAATTTTTTGTATCCACATAAAGTACAACCCGTAAAGAAAGGAGTTAAATATTCAATAGTATCATGGGCATTATAGGAAAAGATTTTAAATATAAAAAGGTTAATAATTTTCTTGAAGATAATGAAAGAGAATTAATATTTTATACGTGTAAACTTAGACATGAAGGTAATATGAAATTTTTTGATATTGATTTTAATAAAAATGGTGACTCTGGTTTTTATGGAGACAATTATATGGAATCATTATTAATGTTAAAATTACCTTTAATGGAAAAGCTAACAGGCAAAGAATTATGGCCGACTTATTCTTATTGGCGTGCTTACACACATCTAGCTGATTTAGCAAAACATGAGGATAGAGAATCTTGTGAAATATCTGTAACAGTTAATATTGGAGGTGATGGAACTGATTGGCCAATATATATTGATGATAATGAAATATTATTAAAACCAGGTGATGCAGCAATTTATCTTGGTATGGAGCTTTCTCATTATAGAAAAGAATTCTTAGGAGATTTTCAGTTCCAAACTTTTTTACATTATGTAGATAAGAATGGTCCTTATAAAAATTTCAAATTTGATAAAAGACCAAAAATAGGAGGTATTAAAGTATGAACTTCAGACAATTAAAAGATGGTGGTTGCAATATAGAATTTTCTTGGAGAGAAAGATTTATACTTTTTACAAAAGGTAAAATACATTTACAACCAGAACCTTTTAAACATTTTATAAATCATTTTGCAAAAATGATTGCACATTGGCAAGTTTCATTACCAGAAAATGTTAAAGATATTATGTCAGATAAAGATTCTAAAATAAATGGCAAATAAATATTTAAGAGTTGAAGACAATTATTTAAGCGATAAATCTTTATTTAGAATAAAAAAATTAAATTTTGATTGCAATTTTCCGTTATTTAAAAATTACGTTCAACCTAATTTTTATTTGGGTGAGTATAAATTTCACTTAGAGCATACTTTATATTATAATAATAATATTACTTCAGATTATATTTATGTTTTAGAAGAAATTTTAAAAAAAATAAATCCTAAGGAAATTCATTATGCAGCTATAATACAAATATTTAAAAATTCAAAAAAAATCAACACTCCAACGATAACAGTGGATAGTCATAATACTGAAAATTTTGTATTATTTATAGATTGGTCAAATTTAGAACTTAATTTATTAGGTGGATCAACAATAGATTCAAAACAAAATAGAGCAGTGTTTTATAAAAACAGTTTAAAATCTAATTTTTGTCCACAAACTAATATTCCAATATCGTCTTTCTTGAAGATAAACTATAGTGTATAATGAGGTATGCCTTTAACAAGAGTAAATATAGCCCCAGGATTTAACAAACAAGTCACTCAAACAGGAGCCGAGGGAAAATGGACTGATGGTGATTTTGTAAGATTTAGATACGGACTACCAGAAAAAATAGGGGGATGGGAACAAATTTTAGAGAGCACTATAATTGGAGCTGCAAGAGAACAATTTATTTGGGCTGATTTAGATGGTAGAAAATACGCTGCAATAGGTACGAACAAAGTATTAGTAATTTATTATGAAGGAGCTTTTTTTGATATTACTCCTTTGGGTACAGCTTTAACTGGTTGCACTTTTAATACGGTAAATACTTCAGCAACTGTTACTGTTAATAAACCAGCTCATGGTTTAGAACCAGGAGATATATTTTTATTTTCATCAGTAACACCTCCTACAGGAGCTGGATATTCTGCTGCAAATTTTACAACTAATCCTTTTCAAGTTGTTACTGTTCCTAATAGTGACACGTTCACTGTTACCATGGCAAGTGCAGCAGGAACCACGGTCAACGGATCAGGATCTGCAACAGTTACTCCATACATAAAACCAGGTGCTTTAGGTTCAACATTTGGATTTGGATGGGGAACAGGATTATGGGGCGGTGGTCAACAAGTATTTAGTACATTAAATGGAGCTTTGTTAGATGATACAGCAGGAACTGGCGGAGCAGGAACGTCTATTACCCTTGCATCAACAACAGGATTTCCATCTGTAGGCACTATTAAAGTAGGAGCAGAATTTATTTCATATACTGGAATATCTAGTAACGATTTAACAGGAATCACAAGGGCTGCTGCAGGCACTAGATCAGCTCATTCAAGTGGAGCAGGAGTTGAGGTATTTACTGGTTGGGGTATAGAATCATTATCTCAAACATTAACAACTGATCCTGCATCTTGGTCTTTAGATAA